TAATCCAAGATTATGTGGATGGTGAACGTGATGGAATTTTCCATCTTTATGTTGCAAATTCTGGTAATGCTGTCTCTGAAGAATTTACAGACCTGAAGTATGGTCAAAATATTGTCGATCTTTATCCGCAACTTGATAGAGATAATGTACATGACAGTCCAGCATCTGCCAAGTCTTATGCAAAAGTATCTCCTCTTGGTGAAGTTGTAACAAACGATCTCAAAAAGAGTATTACTAGAGAAACTGCAGATACATTACTCACAAAACTTGGTATCGGTCTCGATATTTCCTCTATTTCCAATTCTGCTGGCGTAAGCACAATTACTTTTGCCAGAAGACACGGACTTCAGGGTATTGCATATGGTGAGGTTGGTACTTCTGGAGCATCCTATACACCCGGAGAGCACTTTAATGTAAGACTTCTGAATGGATCTGCAACGGGAACCTGGAATGGAGCAACGGCAAAAGTTACAGTAAACGGTGCTGGAAGTGTAACAGATGCATCAATACTTGCATCTGGTTCTGGATACAGTGCTGGATCACTGTATTTTAGCACTGCTGATATTGGTGGTAATGGTGCGGCAACATTTGATGTTACTGCCGCAGGTATTTCTACCGCAATTGGTGATGTTGTTCAGTTTACCGGTGCTGGAACAACATCAGACACTTATCATCGCATTACTGCTGTTGGATCCGCAACTCAAATTTCGGTTGCCAAGACATCTGGTGACCCAGTAATTACTTCTAATCATTATGCTTATGTTGTAGGTAAGTCCATTGCATTTACTGCCGACACTGCCACTGGTATTGTTACTGCAACAGGACACGGATTAGTTGCTGGAAATAAAGTAAGAATTATTGATTCTACTAATAATAACACTGGAGACTTAATTGTTGGATCGAGGGTTGGAGTAAATACACTCACTATCTCAGGAATTACAACAACTTCTGGTTATATTCTCAGACATGCATTATCTGCGAATGCTGGAACATCAGATAGAGATGCAGAAAATCTTGGAAAGAGAGCATTTGCAATTTATGGTGGCGAAACACTGACTCTCGGTGCTGGAATTACTGCTACAACAACACAATTTGCGGTAAGTGTTCCTAACTCTGGTGTTGGAACAATGAGTAGATTCCCTCTTGGTTCCTATATTCAGATCGATGAAGAGATTATGAGAGTTGCGAATGATACTCTTCAGGGTGTCAGCAACAATGAACTGGTTGTCATTCGTGGTGCTCTGGCTACAAGACAAGTTGCTCACGATTCGGGGTCAACCATTCGAAAGGTAGAACCAAAGGCAATTGAGTTCCGCAGACCATCCTATTCCCGTGCTTCTGGTCATACATTTGAGTATCTTGGATATGGTCCTGGAAACTACTCAACAGGTCTTCCACAAGTTCAGGTCAAGTCTCTCCCCGAAAGAGAAGAGTTCTTGGTTCAGTCACAAGAAAGATCTGCTGGTATTGTTGTCTATACTGGTATGAACAACAGCGGAGACTTCTTCATTGGAAACCAAAGAAAGTCTGCTGCTACTGGTGAGGAAACAACATTTGATACTCCAATTCCAACAGTTACTGGTGAAGATCCATCGAGATTGAGTGCCGTATTTGACGAAGTTACTATTAAAGAGAGAATTGTTGTTGAGGGTGGTCCTTCTAATCAAGTATTATCCCAATTTGATGGACCAGTTACATTTAATGGTGAAACTAGATTTACTAATGTCAATAAGATTACCAATGAAACTGATTCTACAAGTCCAACATCTGGAGCACTTGTAGTTTCTGGTGGAATTGGTGTTGGTAAAACAATTACTGCGGCAAATGCAACCGTTGGAACAGTAACTCTGAATGGAACCACAAGTGAATTAACATCAACAAGTGGTAATTTGAAGATCAATGCTGCTTCTGGTAGTAGTGTTGCGATTCAGACAAACACAACCATTGATGGAAATCTTGACTTAACTGGATCTGCCGCAGATAGTGGAAGAATTAGTGCCAACTATTTGGATGTTCCAAATATTTCTCCTATCGGAAGTATTATGATGTGGCCAGGTGCAACAGATACTTGGCCAACTGCAAACTGGAGACAATGTAATGGTTCTGGATTGAGTACATCAACATATTCTGATTTGTTTAATATTATCGGATACACTTATGGTGGTTCTGGTGGAACATTTAATCTTCCAAACTTGCAAAATAGGTTTGTTGCTGGTGCTGGAGATTCTTATTCCTTGAATGATATTGGTGGTGCTAATGCCGTAACACTCACGACAGATCAACTACCATCACACACCCATACTTTAACTGATCCTGGACACAACCACACCTTTAATGGTTCTAACGGTCCAGATAATCAGGCTGCTGGTGGTACTCCTGTTCCTGCTGGTGGTGGTAACTTTACCGGTACAACTGGCAATAGAACAACAGGAATCACTATTGATAGCGCTGGTAATGATCAATCACACGAAAATAGACCTCCATACGTTGCATTATATTACATTATTAGAATCCAATAAATAACTAAAAAGACTATAATGGCAAATATTCGTAAGTCATTTAATTTCAGAACTGGTCTTCAGGTTGATAATGATAACTTTGTCGTAAACGCAAATGGTCTTGTGGGAATTGGAACTTCCATCCCACAAAACTATTTGTTAAATGTTCACGGAGACACAAGAGTTACTGGTCTAACAACGATCGGAACACTATATTCTGGTATTGGGACAGTTGGAGTTCTGAGTGCAACAAGTGCTGACGTATCTGGAACTCTTTCTGTTGGTTCCTTACAAGTGGGAAATTCTGCTGCAGTATCCAATCTCGTCGGATATGGATATACGGCATGGATTACTGACAACAGTGGTGTAGGACTTCATACAACATCAAAAATAGGTGTTAATACAACTACCAGTCCTGGTGCTTCTGATGATGAACTTAAAGTGCATGGTGATGCTGAAATAACTGGAACCCTAGCAGCGGCAACTTTTAGTGGTTCTGGCGCATCATTAACAGATATTCCAAATAGCGCTACAACCGCAACTAATGCTAATACAGCATCCACTATTGTTGCCAGAGATGGATCTGGTAATTTTAGTGCTGGAACAATCACTGCCAATTTAACTGGAACCGCAAGTATTGCTTCTAGTGTAACATCATCGGCAGATTTGTCCATTAATTCATTGAGTGCTGGTATCGTAACAGCATCAACTCGTGGATATGCCGAAACCTTTGGTGTTGGAACAAATTCACCAAATGCTCAACTTCATGTAAGAAAAACTGGTATTTCTTCTTTACAAGTTACGAGTGATGGTTCTAATGAGGCTATAATTACTCTCGGAAGAAACACAACTCCAAGTACAGATAATGGACAAATTCGTTTTGGTCATGGAAATGCACTTGGTTCATATCCTTATAGTACAGATGAGTCACTAGATATTATAAACTATGATACTGGAAATCTCAACTTCTATTTGAATCCAAGTGGATTAGGAACGGCATTTAACTGGATGACCACTGCATCAAATCGTGCAATGGTGCTGACTCAATCTGGAAATCTTGGAATTAATTCAACTTCACCGACAGAAAAACTTGATGTTGATGGAAATGTAGTTTCCTCTGGTTCTATCACTGGAAACACCATCGTAAAGGATGGAGGAACTTCTAGTCAGTTCTTAAAGGCAGATGGTAGTGTCGATACAAATACATACTTGTCTACTACTGGAAATGGTTCCCAATTAACAGGTATAGTTACATCTTTAGTTGCTGGTTCTAATATTAGTCTTGATAATGCTACAGGAGAAGTAACTATTTCCTCTCCACAAACTTTTGTTGGTGTTGTAACTGCAACCCAAGGATTCACAAGTGGTATAGGAGCAGCAGTTAAAATCAGCGTTTCTGGTTCTACTTTAACGTTTACTGTTGGCAGTGCTAGTACAAGCTTGACACTACTATAAAATCCCTGTAGACTACCTTTGTCACGGTTGAAGATGAGACTCTAAGGTCTTACCGGGACCAGTTAGGGAACTGTCACAGAGCCCATCGGTAGAGGTCCCTTTCTGCTATAATAGTCCTATACGCGATGAGATCTGTGATGCAACTTCGACCCCACCAGCAAGATGCTCTGGATTCGATGTTGGCATTTGACAAGGGTCAGGTAGTAATTCCGACTGGGGGTGGTAAGACCCCTGTTATGTTCCATGATCTGATTGTCAACTATCAGTATATCGACAATGGTATGACTGCTGTTGTTGTTGCTCCTCGTATTCTGCTGGCAGAACAACTCTGCAGTGAGTTTCTGGAGCACGTTGATACCACTAACACTCACATTCTTCACGTTCATAGTGGAGAAACTCATCACTTCTCTACCACTAACCCTGCTAAAATCAACCTGTTCGTCAACACTGCACGGACTGCTGGTGAGAATGTAATCATCTTCACCACCTATCATTCTCTGCATCGTCTGCAACAGGCAGATGTTGAAGTCAATACCATTTACTTCGATGAAGCGCACAACTCTGTTCAGCGTAACTTCTTTCCTGCTACGGAGCACTTCTCTACTGTTGCTGACCGCTGCTATTTCTTCACTGCTACTCCTAAGCATTCTCTTACTGTTTCCAAACCTGGGATGAACGACCCTGAGGTTTATGGTAACGTGATCTGCAACGTTCCTGCTCCTAAGTTGGTTCAGGAAGGTTATATCCTCCCTCCTAAGGTTGTTGTCAAGCAACTGGACATGGTTCAGGACAAGCAGATGATTGCTGACCGTGACTCCCAGAACCTGCTGGATACTATTGATGAGAATAGTCTGGATAAGATTCTTATCTGTGCTCGTTCTACCAAGCAGATTGTCAAACTGCTGAGTGAGTCTGACTTCCGCAAAGAGTTGTCTGAGCGTGGTTATTCAGTGATGTATATTACTTCCAAGACTGGTGCCATTATTGACGGTCAGAAGGTCAACCGTGAGGTATTCTTTGACACTCTGAATGCTTGGGGTAAGGATTCCTCTAAGAAGTTCGTTGTTCTTCACCACAGCATCCTGTCTGAAGGTATCAACGTCAGCGGACTGGAAGCAGTTCTGTTCATGCGTAACATGGACTACATCGGTATCTCTCAGTCCATCGGGCGTGTGATCCGTCTGGGAGGCGCTCAGAAGACCTTTGGACTGGTCTGTGTGCCTGTCTATGATAAAGTGGGCATCAGCACCGCCAAGAGCGTTCAGGCGGTCGTTGACACCGTTTTCCAGCAGGGTCTGCCTGCTGTGTCTGTGATCCGTCGCTGACCAGTTACGAAACCGTCCACCAGGAGCAGAAACCCTGCTTCTCCCTGCTATAATACTAAGGTAATCAAACGAAACCACCATGGTCTGCGAAGTCAAACTCTATGTTGCTGGTAAAGTCTTTTATGAGACCGTTCATGCCCGTGACTATTCTGAAGCAAAACAAGTTGCACTTGCTCGCAATCCTAATGCAACTGTTGTAAGTGTCAATGCCAAGTTCTAACTTTCAGAAACCCTTTATTGACCGTCCTGGCGTCTTAGATGATACTGCTGGAGATCCGCAAGGTTATGTAACAAATGATGGCATGTGGGCTGCAGTGCCTATAATAGGTTGCAAAGCATTTGCCATCATTAACAATGGTTCTGTCGTCCATGAGGCACGGAACTACACTTCGGCAAAGAACTACATTCTTAAGGAAATCAAAAAATCCAAAAAGAAGTAGTGTAAATAATACAAACAGGAAACAATTCATGACCGAAAAACACGAAAAGCGTAGAGATGCACTGGGTTTGTTTTATGAAAGTGTCTTAAAACCAGACCCCGAACTGCGGAACTGTGCTCACAACCAAAAGTGTTTTAATGAGTTGATGGAGTGGAGAGACGAAATCATCCGTTATTTGGATGAAAGGAGAAACCAGGAGTTCCACTGATGGACTCCCATTACATATTATTCACACTGTTTGCAGTGGCAATGTACTTCATCGTAACTGATGATAGCGTTGCCGCTGCATTTTTTTATGTTACAAGGTTAGCAAAAGCATACATTCAGAGACAATTGTGGTGGTTTACACATAATCCCCGCAATCCCGTGGTAAAATATATGATACATCGTCGTTCTCTTAAAATGGCAGAGGACTTGATGAGAGAAATAAATACCAAAGAGGAGACCAAGGACTGATATGTTATCTACACAATATCGCCTTCGA